CGGGGGTTTCGTCGGGCTCTGGTGTAGATGCTGCCACATTCGTGACACGCGCGGCGGTAAATGCTGGTACAGGGACCAAAGACAGTTCGACCCAGTCGGCGGCGTCGATCACCATGACACCGTCGTCAAATGACCAGGCGGTCGGTTCGACACCGACACTGACGGCGTCCAGGGCTCCAAGCTTGAGCAGCTCGAGAGCGTCGTCCCCGGCGCGAGTGTTGGCGATCTTGGCGGAGAACATCATTCCGTCGTCGGTGGGGACTCGTTCGGTGACGACTCCGACGATGTTGTCGATGCTTGACAGGTCGTGGCCGTTGATGAGCATCGGGGAACGGCCCGAGGTCGGCAGTGAGCCGTTGTTGAATCGGACCTGTTGGCCGGATGACACGGCGGCGGTCACGTTCCACGGGACAGCTAGGCCGGTGATGGTGCGGGTCGGCTGGTCGCTGGTCGCAGCGTCGACGGTGACCTGGGTGGCGGTGAGGCGGATCACGCGGGAACCTCCGTTGCGGGTTGTACGGGCTCAAGCTCGAGGTTGTGTGCTTCCAACCACATGTCGATGTCGAATCGGACGTGCCGGTTGCGGGGAAGCACCGAATCGAGGCTGAGGGTTTCTTCAATGCAGGTGATGAACGGGCGGGCACCGAACAGGTACAAGTCCTGTCGGGCCTGCTGGGCGTTCTGGTAGGTCATCCCTCCGGTCGGGATGCCGACTAGGTAGGGCGGAATGTTCGCAAGTCGGGACAGTTCGAGGGCGGCGTGTTCGCGGCCTTCCATCAACTGCAACCGGTTCGGATCACTGTCAAACTCGACGAACTTGACGAATTCGTTCAACGCACCGATCGCGTTGGTTGCTCGAGCTTCCGACCACGACGCCGCGAGGGCGGCCAGCTCGTCACCGGACATAGGTTCCCCACCGGTCTGTTGGAGGTAGCCAGCTGCGATCTCGTTCGAAGCGAATCGTTTCGCTGCGGTGTCCAGACGGATCGCAATGTCGATGATCCGAGTACCGATCCCCAACACACCTTGGATCGGGGATAGGAACTGCACCACGTCTTCGGTGCGGAGCCGTTGCCCGAGGAACTGCACGTCCTGGGATTGGCCGTAGAACTGGGGGCCGGCCTGGTCCGGTGTCGTCACCGAACCGGCTGGTAGCCACTTGAACGACGCCGGGAACCCGTTGCTGTAGCGGGTGGTCACATACCAGAACGCGCGTCCGTAGAAGAACAGATCGGAGGCGGTTTGGGCCATGATCCAGTTGCGGGTGACGGTCGGGTCGGGGCGGCGCATCCACGTTTCGGGTGGCAACGGGATCGTGGTTTCGTTCTCGCCGGTCCATTGGATGCCGTAGTGGCGGAGCTCGAGCGATCCGATCATCGACACGATCAGGTCACGGGCTCGCGAGATGGTCGGGACGGACAAGGCGCGCTCCACGCCAGCCCCGACCGAGTAGGCGTAGAGCGCGCCGATTTGGTTGGCGTTGCCGATAGCAGCGTTCACACTGGGGGATGCAGACGACGCGAACACGGGTTCCGTGATCTTCTTACGGCGGGCCACCATGCCGTAAGTATGTCACCGGGCGCGCCCGAATTCAGGTTTGCCACGCGTCGACGGTTTCAACGCGAGTCCGACGGCCCACACCATGCACCGGGCCAGTTCGATCGGACCGGGAGACCTGGAGGACGACAACGTGAGCGCACCCGACGCCGACACCGGCACGGCCCGGTTGACCTGTTCCGACAACATGGCTTGACCGCCATGTACCAACGTGCGCTCCAACACGGTGTTACGCACCAGCTGAGTGAACCGTTGCATTTCGATCCGGCCCACCGTGACGGTCGACTGGTTCAGCGGTGGCGGACACACCGACGCCAGGCCCGGTGTCAACGCGATGACCGGCCGTCCTCGAGCATGAATCTCCGCGACGGCCGGCCACAGGTCCGCGAGCCGGTCCACCGACAGTTCGTGGGCGACTTGGATGGTGCCGTCGGGGCGGAGCGCGGCACGAACACCGACGTAGCCGGCTTCCCCCAGGTCGGAATCAACCGCGAGGAATCCGCCGTCTGGCATCGGATCATCGGTGGCCAACGTGTCCCAGACACCGTGAGGAATCCACGACAGGTGAGCGGCGATCCACATGTTCAGGCCGGAACGGATGAACGCGTCGCGGTCGGGGGCACGCCATTCGTCCTCGAGGTCTTGCATGGTGAGATGACCGCAGCCGAGCGCCGGGTTACCGAGGTGCCAGACACGGCGGTCCCCGGGATCGGAACCGGGTGGTGGTGACCATTCAGCGAAGAACAGGCGGTCAGGTTTGCCGTCGTTGATGACCTTGAGTCCACGGTCACGCCACCGTCGGAACGCCACCGACTTGTCCGTCCCAGCGGTCGAGCAGAACACGGCCAACGGATTCGGCCGGGCCCGTTGCGTCGGGAGGAGCCCACTGTTCAACACCAGCTCGTCCACGTCGAACAGTTCGTCGACCACCAACAGGTCATTGGTGGTTCCGTGGCCGGCTTTCGGGGTCGCGGATTGGATACGCCACATCGACCCGTCGTCGTGGCGGGCGATCATCCGGCCCGATGACTGCCACACGTCAAACCCGTAGGCCTGCTCGAGGGTGGGGAACAGTTCGTAGGCAATCTGTTCGGCGGTGTCGAGCTTGTGGGCGACCGACAGCACCTGTTGTGGTCCATCGCGCACCAGCCGGCCTTCGGTCAACCACCAGCCGATCAGCGCGGCGATCAGTTTGGATTTCCCATTCTGTCGAGCGGTCGAATACAGGGACCATCGATGGTTGAACCCGTCGCCCTGGTGCTGGGTGACACCCGCGAGGATCGCCAACTGCCAGTCCCACAGTTCGGTGTCCAGGTGATCGCGTGCAAACCGGGCGATCCGGTCGGCGTAATCCTCGCCCCCCAATGTTGGCGTCACCAGACGAGGCGGAATCGGGCCACCATCCCACCCATCCATCGCCGCCAGCGATGACCGGGCCGAATCCATCTCAATCAGAGAGAGATAGGAAGCTAAAGGGGCCGGGGGCATGGTTGTGTGCGATCCAAAAACCGCTGGGGCTTTCCGGCCGGCTTTCTTGGCGTTGACGTATCTAGCGCCGCGTCTCGAGTTGCATGGTTTGCATGATCCGACGAGGTTGTCGCGGTCCTCTGTTCCGCCGGCGTCGTGGGGGATGAGGTGGTCGACTTCGGTGGCGGTTGCTTTGTGACACCAGTGGCATACGGGTTCTTCGGACAGGACTCGGGCCCGTATGGCTTTCCATTGGGTGCTAGATGTACGGGCGGGCATAGATGCGTTCGTATCGGATGCGTCGTCGGCTGGCGGCGGTGGTTCCTCCCCATATTCCGCCTACGTCGTCGGCGTCGGTGGGGTATATGTCCCGCAGTGTCCATTCGAGGCATTGGCTGCGTACGGGGCATCGAAGGCATGTTGCGAGGGCTCGGACAATGTTGGCGCGTCCTTCGGGTGTCTTGGGGTGGTCGAACCACCATTCGAGCGGTGTGTCCCGACAGACGGCCTGGGTCATCCAATGCTCAGCCACGGCGGGCCTCGTCATAGGCGGCTAGGGCATCGTCAGTCTTTTCGATTGCTTCTTCAACGGACGCTGAGAAGATTGCATCGGCCAACTGGTCAGCGAGCGCACGCTCAGCGTCACGTTCAGCACGCAGCCGTTCGATCTCGGCCTTTGCTGCACAGGGAAGGCATTCCCACTCATTGAAACCGCACGTGCACAATCCAGGATCGGACAACCGTTCCACGATGTCGTCATCCACGGCGGGCCTCCTCTTCCAGCCAAACGTCATTCATGATCTTCAGCGCATCGAACAGTGCCGAGTAACGGACTCTGGCTTCATGGCGATCCATCCAGTGCTCATCGGTATCACAACTGGTTCTTGTTGCTTCGCTGGCAAGTTCCTTGATGCGACCTTGTATCAAGGAGAACAAACGATCACCGCTCACGGCGGGCCTCCAGAAGGGCAACATCGGCAGGATCGTCGACGTTGTACGAAATGCCGTCGACGGTCACGGTTCGATACATCTCATGACTACCTCGAACCGTCAGCGTGACGGGACCGTGGTGGTAGGCGAGCCACCACAGGTCGTGGGAGCGTCGCTCTACGGCACGCAGCCGTTCGATCTCGGCGGCAGCGTCAGTACGAACCGAGTACGGCGGGAACTGTTCTGGGCAGCGTCGCAGTCGGGTCACGATGTCGTCACTCATGGCCGGCGTCCTGGTGCTCGAGGTCGTGGCATCGGTGACAGATGAGCTCGACGATCATGGTTCCGTCGATCATGGCGAATGGCCGTTGGTGTTCGGCTGGCCGGCATCCGCAGTCGATGCAGTAGGTGTATCCGTCCCAGGTCATTGCGTCCACCATTCGTCCCAGATGTTGCCGGGGTGTGTGCCGAGGCGTACAGCGAGCTTGTCACCGGAGAACATCGGTATTCCGGTCGATTTCCATTCGACCAGGCATCGCACCGACTGGCCGGTCAGTTTCGCAACGCTACGGAAACCGGTTTGGTCCATGTCGTTGTTCAACGCCAACCATTCGACGAGGCCGGCGTACGGCAGGCGGGGTTCTTTCTGTCTCATGTGCGCTCCCACCAGTCGATAAGGCCGGCACCGTCGCATTCGCCGCAGTGCTCGAGGTGGTCGGCCTGGTTGGGATACCAGCCTGTTCCGGAGCAGTGTGCACAGACGAGCGGGGTTTCTCTTGTAGTTACTTCTAACGATGTTTTTAAGTCCTTGTTAGGAGTCAGTTCTTTATAGACGTGCGGGTTTTCCTGATGAGGAAAGTCCGCATGAGGATTCGGGTTGTCCCCGAGTTTGTCCACAGGGTCTTCCACATAGGGGATGTCGTAGACGGTGGTCATCACTCGCCAGTGGCCGTGACGGTCTTGGAAACGGCGGCGGACCATGTAGCGGGCGTCCTCGAGCTCGCTCAGGATGCTCCGAACGGTGTGAATGCCGTCGGGTGCGATCTTTGCCAGGTGTGCGGTGTGACATTCCCAGTTGTCAGGCCGGCTCAACAAATAGATGAGCAGGCCACGGGCTTTCCATGACAGGTTCCGGTCTTCGATGATCCGGTTGGCGACCACGGTGAACATGGTCATCGGGCGGGGTGAACGTCGGATCGGCATCACCCACGCACCTTCGGTAGAGCCTTCACGGCCTCGATGTACTCCGATGCTTGTTTGGCGGTGGCCGGCGTCCATTGGGCGAAGTCTTGGCCACGTTCCCGACAGATGGCGTGCAACGTGTCCAACTGTCGTGGGGTAGGCAACGGTCCATCCGACACGGGATCGGCGCTCACAGGGGCTTCTACGGGCCTGTATGGGGCGTCTGGCGTGTCTTGGCGGTGCCGGATTTCGTCGGCGGTGCTGATGCCACGGTCGATGCCGAACCCCATGTAGCCGAGAGCCCGTCCGAGGGCCGAGGTGGCGGCGTTCATCATTTCGGAGTCACGGGTGAATGGGGTGCGGCCAGGGAACGGTTCCCAGGCGTGAGCGTTGACGGGTTGGGCGTCGTCCTCATTCCGCCATACCGTCACGTTCACCTCGAGGAATGCACGGTCACCGACGTAGCGGATTTCGGGTGCCGATTCGACAATGCGGAGGTGCGGATGCGCGCACAAAGCGGTCCGGAGGCGTTGGGCTACATCGACGTAGCCGTCGAGGTTCGGTTTATTGCTCACTGTTGAACGCTCCACGGGCCTGGAGGACGGACAGCAGGGTCCGCACCTCGTTCCGCAAGTCCTGGTTGTCGGACACCAGCTTGTCAAG